GGAACAATGACAATAAAGTGGCAGAGATAAATGCTGAAAGAGTGGCACAGGGACTAAAACCACTTTCTTATCAAGACCCTCGATTAGATGATGTTATTTTAACAATGGGTCATGCACGTTTAAATCCTGAAACAGGAAAAATGGGAGCTTTTGATTTATCAAAAGTAGAACCTGAAACACGAGGTAAAAATAAATTAGCTTTACAACTAGGCAGACAACTTCAAGTGGCCATACGAGAGGATAACCTGCCTGCAGTAGATAGAATAGTATCTGAAATGATTAGAAAAGGTATTCGTCATGAGGTAACATTACCTGGCAGAAAATTCAAAGGAGTTGGTGAAGCAGAGGGATTAGTCGACACTATTGACGATACGTTTATTATAGGTGGTGAAACACCAGAACCTTTTCCTGTAGAACCTTTAGCAGAAGGTGGTATGGCAGGAGAGAATGTGTTAGAAGAACCTATGATTGATGAAGAAACAGGTATACTTGATTATCTTTCAGACAAGAAAAAACAGTTTGAAGACTTTACGGGTATTACAAAAGCAGACGAAGCCTTACAAAATTTTGTTGAAGAAGATTTAGGTGGCAATCCGTTCAGGGCTGTACCCGTTGGCATTAGCAAAATACTGCAAGTGCCAGGTCAAATAAAAGATAAATTTATCGAAGCAAGATCTAATGTAAACGAAGATTTGGACCAACTTGCTTTTGCTGAAGAAGAAAAGGGTAATATTGACCAAGCTAATCAAATAAGAAGTTTAAAGTCAGGGCAGGGCCTTTTAGGAGAGTTTGATAATCCAATAACTATAACGACAGGATTTTTCAATATGATGACTGAACCTTTACAGGATGGTTATCAAAACATGTTTACTGATGATGATTATTTTTATAATCCGATTACAGGTGATAAGTTTATGGCTGACACAGGTTTTAAAAAAGCCATGGCAGCAGGTTCAACTTTAGGATTAACAGCTTTAGAGATAATGTTAGCTTTCAATCCATTAAAAATAAGTGCAATAGGAAAATTACCACCTGGTAAAATGACAACAGTTTTACAAACAGGAGCGGATTTTTTAGCTAACGCAGTTCCGTTTATTGCAGCTTATGAAACTAAAGAACCAAACATAAGAGACTTATTTGGTATTTCTGAAGAAGTAAGAAATAAAACAGCAAAGATAGTTGAAGAACAAGAACAAATGCAAGAGGCAGAGAGAGATGCCAATGTGGGTGTCGATATTTATAACCCAGGCACTTTTAAGGCGGAAGGTGGTGTGATCGGAGATGAGTTACCTTTAGAGTTTTTAGAAAATAACGATTACGCACAAACTAGATTATCTAGGGGTGGTGATCCAGGACAATTTACTAATCCAACATCATTAGCTTTAGAAGAAGATTTCGATGCAAGAGATATTCTAAATGAACCTGGTTACGAATCAATTGAAGAACTTGATGACTTGTTTGATATTACAAAAAAAGAAAACAGGTTTACAGCACGTGATGATTTATCATTTGATGTTGCTAGTCGTGGAGAGGGTTTAAAATACATTCTAAGCAATGTTCCTAAATGGGTTCGTGAAGGTAAAGAAAGAATTAAAATGGGCGTTGAAAATATTTTACCTGGCACGAGAGAACAGCCACCAGGATTACCAGCAGTTATAGATGATACAGCTGATGGTTTAACACCTTTAACTAAACAAGAACCAGGTCAGATATTCTATCAACAAATGGAAGCAGAATTATTACAAGGACCAAAAGTATTTAAAGATAAAAAAGCATTCTTTGATTACATGCAAGCAAGAAATATTGGTAAGGTTGAAGTTTTAGATTCAGAGATTGAAAGAGTCATTGATAGTTTAACGCAAAAGAATATGCCAATCACTAGAGAAACATTGATCGGTGTTCTTAGAGAATCACCAGTTCGTTTTGTACAATCAAAGGGTTATGGATTTTTATCTGATAAATTGGATGGAAAGAACAGAGGTTTAAAATATTCTGGATACAAGGAACCTGGAGAGATAGAGGGCACAAGCAGAGAGCGTGTCTTGTTTGTAGATCCAAAAGATTTGCGTGGTGATCCAGGAAGCGTGCCTGGTAGTGTATCCCAACATAACTGGGAAGAACCATATACGATTGCTTGGTCACGGCTCTCGGACCGTGATCTTGGTGGCAAATACAGTGGTAAGACAGTAACGTTCGCAGACGAAATACAATCGGATATTTTTCAAGGCTCACAAAAAATGGCGGGCAAACTTGCAGCTAAAATTAAATACATGGCTGACAACAATGTGCCACTAGACAAAATTGATGACGACATTCAAAGAGAAATACTTGCATACTTTGGCGATAGAAAGCATGTATTTAGAGAAAGTCTACCAAGTGCTGCAGCTCTAAAACAAGAGTACGATCAGTTAATGTCCTTACAAGATCAACTTCGTGAATTAGCAAATACTCCTGTACCAGAAATGACAGACGCTATGATTGAGGCAGCAAAAAAAGTACAGTTTCAACAAGCAGATGTTTTAGATAATTTGACACAAAGACTTAACTTAGATTTAAACAGATATTTATTTCCAAACTTACCATTCAAACTACGTGGTCAATGGGCCGATGCTTCTATCAAAAGAGATATCTATGAAGCTGCTTACAGAAAGTTTGTTCTTAAAGATCCTAATGCTACAGATTACTATGCTGTAACGCCAGCAAATTTAGTGACAAAAAGATATAGCCATGAAGGAACAACTGCTACTCCTGCAGCTGATAGAGCGGCAGATAAAGAACGCAGAATACAATCATGGGTAAGTGGAGGTATGGATGGTGATATTGGAAGCTCAAGATATCCAGGTGTAGGCATGTATGAGTTTTACGGTGGACCAGGTGCAGACGTGGTAACAGAATCAGGTAAGCACTATACAAGTGAGATAGAGAAGATTTTAAAGAGAATTGCTAGAGAAAACAATGTGCCACTAGAAGTTCTACCAGTGAGAATTGGTAGGGGTAATCCTAATGAGGTATTTAATGTTGTTGATAGAGACACTGGCCAAATATTAGGAACTGGTAATACAGGTAGACAAGCTGATGCTATTGCAAATGATATAATTGCTAATTCAGATAGAAAGGTTGTAGTACAAAGAGCCGAACAGTTTGACACAGCGGATAGTTTTGGTATAGAATTGACACCTTCAATGGCAGAAGCATTCAAGGCATACATGGCTAAGGGTGGCTATGTAAACGAGGAGATATTATTACCATATGGCGATTGATAAAAGAATTACAGGGGATATGGACCCCAACGATCCAAGATTAGAACAAGTTACTCTAAATATTGCTAATGAAGAAATGGGCGAAGCTACGATGCTTGAAGATGGCTCTGCAATTGTTGGTGAAGTACAAGAACCTTTAGAACAAGAATTTGACTCTAACTTAGCTGAGTTTGTCAGTGAAGATGTGTTAACAAATATAGCTAACGATTTGTTAGATAAATACGAAAGGGATAAATCATCAAGAGATCAATGGGAACAAAGTTACAGAAAAGGTTTAGATTTACTTGGATTTCAATACACAGAGAGATCAGAACCGTTTCAAGGTGCAAGTGGTGTAACACATCCTTTACTCGCTGAATCAGTAACACAGTTTCAAGCACAAGGTTATAAAGAACTCCTACCTGCTGGTGGCCCTGTCAATACAATGATTATTGGTAAAAATACTCCACAAAAAGAAGAACAAGCGCAGCGTGTAAAAGAATTTATGAATTATCAAATCTGTCATGTGATGGAGGAGTATGATCCAGAGCTTGATCAAATGCTATTTCATTTACCTTTAGCAGGTTCCGCTTTTAAAAAAGTTTACTATGATGCAGCTCTTGAAAGAGCAGTATCCAAATTTGTATCGGCTGATGATTTGGTTGTACCATACTCAGCTACTGATTTAACATCTTGTGATAGAATTACTCATCAAGTTAAGATGAGTGAGAACGAAGTTCTTAAACAACAAGTAGCAGGTTTTTATAGAGATATAGATTTACAATACACTTCTAAAGAAGACAAAGTTTTAAATAAAGAGAGAGAAATAGAAGGTGTAAAAAAAGTTGGTGAGGATGACGAATATACTTTGTTAGAAATTCATGTAGATTTAAACATTGAAGGCATTGATGAAGACAACGGTATAAAAGTTCCTTACATAGTGACAATAGACGAAGGGTCATCACAAGTATTATCAATATACAGAAACTATAAAGAGGATGATCCACTAAAAGCAAAAAACAAATATTTTGTACACTACAAGTTTTTACCTGGCATGGGTTTTTATGGCTTTGGCCTTATTCACATGCTTGGTGGTTTATCTAGAACTGCAACTGCAGCTCTAAGACAATTAATCGATGCAGGTACCTTATCTAACTTACCAGCAGGTTTTAAGGCAAGAGGTCTTCGTATTCGTGATGATGACAATCCTTTACAACCAGGTGAGTTTAGAGATGTAGATGCTCCTAGTGGTGATTTACGTGCTGGCTTGATGCCACTACCTTACAAAGAACCAAGTGCAACATTAATGCAACTACTTGGTTTCGTTGTTGAAGCAGGCACTAGATTTGCAACTGTAGCTGATCAGAAGATCGGTGATAGTGTTGCAGCCAACGCACCTGTTGGCACAACAATGGCATTGATGGAAAGAGGCACAAAAGTAATGAGTGCCATTCACAAAAGATTACATTATGCACAAAAAGTAGAATTTAATATTCTTGCAAGAATTTTTAAAGAATCTTTATCACCTACTTATCCTTACAAACCAGCTGGTGAACAAGGGTTTGAATTAATCAAACAACAGGATTTTGATGACAGAGTTGATATCATGCCTGTCAGTGATCCTAATATTTTCTCTATGTCTCAACGTGTTACGTTGGCACAAACACAATTACAACTTGCACAGGCAAACCCACAAGGTCATAATATGTACGAGGCATACAGACGTATGTATGAAGCTTTGGGTGTAAAAGATATTACAGCTATATTACCACCACCTCAACAGCCGCAGCCGTTAGATCCAGGTAATGAAAATTCTAAAGTAATTTTAGGTCAACAACTACAAGCTTTTAGAGGGCAAAATCACATGGCCCACATAGATGCTCACCAAGCATTAATGACATCAGTTTTAGTTAAAAATAATCCACAAACTTTAATTTTATTAGAGTCACACATTATGCAACACGTTGCTCTACAAGCTAGAGAAGAAGTAGAAGAAGAACTAAGACCAGAAATTGAACAGCAAACACAACAATTAGGTGGTCAACTACCACAAGAGTTACAATTACAATTCCAAGAAGTCATTGAAGCAAGAACTGCAGAGAAAATTGTAGAAATGACAGAAAAAATGATTCAAGAAGAGCAGGAGTATCTTGATGAACAAGGTCAAGATCCACTAATTGACTTAAAACAACAAGAAATTAACTTAAAAGCTATGGATACAGAGCGAAAAGCGGGCGTTGATGCAGCAAAATTACAACTTGATGCAGCAAAATTAGACCAACAAGCTAAATTAGCGCAGGATAAAATTGATTCACAAGAGGATATTGCGCAACTTCGTGCAAATGTTAACCTTTCTAAACAAAAACAGTGAAGAAAAAACAGAAAAAAGTCGCAAAAGTAATGCGAGAGTTTAAAAAAGGTAAATTAAACATTGGCGGATCTAGAAAAAAGGTTAAATCTAGAAAACAGGCAATAGCTATTGCACTAAATGAGGCAGGAATATCTAAAAATGGAAAACGCAAGCGATAAATTAGCTAAATACTTTGACTCTTTATGGGTTATTGCAGAAAATCATAGCAATTCTTCTGAAGATAGTGTACTTTTAGCTGGTGCTATGATGGGTGTAGCTAAAATGATATATTATAATCATTTAAGCAGGCAAGAAGCGCAAGAATTACTTGATCACAATGGGTATGATCTGTTAAAACTGCTAAAACCTACCATACACTAGGAGAATAATTATGGATCATCAATTAACACCAAAGCAAAAGAAAAGATTAGAAGATCTTTTTAAAAAACAGAGAAAAGACAAAGGTAAAAGATTTGATCCTAAGCAATACGGTAAACCACCAAAAGGATTACTTGATAAATTAAGAAAAAAGAAAAAAGACGGTGTTATTAATTTTAAAGAATTAGAGAGAATGCAAAAAAGAAAACCAAAAGTTATGGAAGCAAAAAAAGGTGGCAGCGCTAAGTTTCCTGATCTTAGTGGTGATGGTAAAGTTACACAAAAAGATATTTTAATTGGTAGAGGTGTTATAAAAAGAAAAAAAGGTGGACCAGCAGCAGGTGGAGCTAAAAAGAAAAGAAACCTTAAAGATACAGTTAAAAAAGTCATAGAGGGTTTTAAAAACAAACCAAAAGTTTTTGGCGATATATTTAAAACTGGACCAAAAAGAGTTCCAAGACCTAAATTACCTAAACCAAAAAAACCAGGTGAGATAACTAGAGTTCCAAGACCTAAACTCCCAAAACCTAGTGACTTCACCAAACCAAAAACAATGACTCCTGCAAATAGGAGAAAACCAAGAAAAATGGCTACTGGCGGGGTTGCTGGTAGATTAGCTCAACGAGGATATGGAAAGGCAAGATCATGAACTTTAAAAAAACAAAAGTAGAAGTAGTTAAACAAAAAAATCCGTTTCCTACTATGAAAGTTGGTTCTGATGCAGCGATTGTTTATTCACCTTTTGTTGTTAAACAAAATAAAGGTGGAGGTCCAAAAGGACAGACTAGCAAGGCTCAGATCAAAAAAGTTGCTTTTAAAGGCGTAAAGTAATAAAACCCTATCAACAAAGGAGGATTGTATGAAACTTGTACAAGATCTATGGGCACACTTAAAAGAGTGGTCTGACTGGAGTATGAAGGATTGGATTAAGGCTGCAATAGTAGCAATAATCGTAATAATTATCATAGGAGCAATCTAGAATTTATGTGGCAATTACTTGCTAAACCTTTACTTGGCGTCGTCGCTGATGGCGTCAAGGGTTTTGTAGAAACGAAGAAAGCAAAACAAGAATTAAAACTTACAACTATTAAAGCTACTCAAAAACTTAAAGAAGACCAGATAGCTGGAAAAGTTGCATGGGAGCAGAGTGCTGTCGATCAAATGAAAGGGAGCTGGAAAGATGAGGTAGCATTAATTGTCCTACTACTTCCAGCAGTTTTAGTATTCACGCCCTTACAAGAACATGTTCATCAAGGTTTTATTGCACTGCAAGAC